CTGTTGATCCGCTAATTGTGTAATGAGTATCTAATGTTTTTAAGATCCCTGCTACTGTTACATCTATTTCTGCATTAGATAAGAACGAAAAAGATATTGCAAAGTTATTGGTACTACCATTACCAGTGTGTGTAGTTGCTGTTGCCGTGGTGTTAGTAGCCATAGTTAACTTCCTAAGTTAAAGTTTTTGTAATCTTCATTCATTTTATCAAAAAACTTTTTCTTAATTTTTTGTTTTGCATTTATCCTATCGTTAAATTCCGTTTCTGACATCTCTTTCTGTCTATAAAGATTAATACCTGCTTTTATGAATTGAGTATTAATTTTATTCATTTCATTAAAAATAAGTTCTGCTGCTAATTGACCCGAATCTGAATCTCTACCTTCATCTTCGATTGTTCTTTTAGCTTTTTGGTAAATATCACTATCAAAAAATCTATTCATAGCTTCTTTAATATTTATTTTATTAGGACCACCAACATTAATTTCAACAGTATTTACATAAATTTGTAATTTACTATATTCTTTTTTATTTAATTTTTTTGGTACAAAATTCTTTGAACCTACTCCTGTAAAATTAGACCCTCTTATAACTTCTGGTGGTGGAGACATCATTCTTCCTATTAAAGCTGTAGCTTCATACAATCTAAAATTTTTACTTTCGCTAATAGGAGTTGTTGAAAATAATTCAAAACCTGCCCTTTGAGGATAAGTAACAAATTCATTTGTAATATGTTCTACTTGTGGTACTCCTGTGCCACCAAGATTATATCCAACTGATTCTCTTATTTTATTAAGAATATTGTCTGCTATTTGCATAAAAGCATTTACTTTATTAAATTCTTCGTCACCATAATCTACATTTTCATTTGCAGTATCACCTGCCCTAGTTTTAGTATCTGGTTTTAAGAACCATTTTAGATCAGAATAATCACCTTCTTCTATAGCTTTTATTTTTGCTAGTTCATCTGTTACACCCATAATATTTAAAATGTCTTCTGGTGTTCTAGCTATTCTTTTTAATAAAGAAGAATAAGGCAAAATACTATTACCAACTTGTCTGCCAATATAATCAAACCATTTTTTCTTTGTATAACTTACACCTTCTTCTGGGTCTGCATTTTCTCCTAAATCTGGTACTGCTGCAATAATATTTAGAAGTTCATTTAAAGGTGCTGTATAAGTTTTGTTAAACATATTTCTACCTGCAAAAGCAACCCAAACTTTTATAAACTCACCAATATTTTTATCGTCACGAGACATTGGAGCCATCTCTGCAAAGTCTAAAAATATTCTCACAAGAGAAGCCATAGGGTCAGGTATGCCTTCTAAACTTTTATAAACATAAACAGGTTTACCATTTCTATAAACTATATCTCCATCTTCATCATATTTTAAAGTAGCAACACTATATGGTCTCCACCCATTTTTGTACTTAGAAATCCATTCAACAGCACCATTTTTATTATAAAAATTAGGACCACCACCTGTTAAAAACATATGTGGTGGCTCACCACCTACATGGGGGTCTTCGTTGTTTTTGTGTGCAGCCAACATCAAAAGACTTGCATAGGCATAACCCATTCTTATTTGACCAACTGTATTTTGACGCACTAAAGGGTCAGGACTTGCTAAGTCAGCCCTTATTTCTGGCAATAAAAATTCATTTACAAAGTTAAGGTTTTGTCTTTTACCTCCTATTCTGTTTTGATAAAATTCATCTATACCAAATCCAGCTTTAAAAGGTAATTGGTCAGGAAACCTTACTACCATAGGTGTATTGACATAAGGTAAATATCTACCTGCTTCTTTAAACATATTTGTAGGAGTTCTTGTGAATTTTAACCAAAACCTTACAAGAGGATTTTTTATAGCCATATTATTTATAAAGTCTGCACCCTTACCAAAAGCATCTTCTGTTCTAATATCTTGTGTAAATGTTATTTGTTTACCAAATTCTTTAGCTTTTAAAAGTATTCTTTCTGTTACTAAATCAGGAATGAATTGTTGTGGACCTGCACCTAACTCTGGGTCTACAAGTCTGCCTATAGGTCCTTCTTGTCCTTTTAAAAGATAGTGTATAACTCCATCAATATTGCTTTTTATATATTTATTTAGTTCTGACCCACTAAGACCTTTTTTCATTCCTTCGTTAAAAGAATAAAATGCTGTAGCACCAATAATATTAGGAGTCTGTATTAATGCGTCATTTGCTGTCATTAATCTACTAGGCAATCTTAATGTTTTACCAGTAAAATCAATAGCATTAAAAGGAAAATATGGTGCATCTAATGGAATAAGACCAGTTTTTCTTGCGATTGGTTCTATTGCTTTATCTGCAAGTCTTCCGAAACTTCCTTGATTATCAGAAGAAATCATAAATCTTTGACTAACTTGACCTTTCATGTTGCCAACATTCACAAAATTATCTTCCATATCCCATGATCTTTTCCATGTCTGTGCTGCAAAATCAAGGTTATAAAATAAAGCAAATAAATGTTCTTTAGCAGCTTTTAGTTCCGTAACATTATTCGCACCTGCAAAATTATTTAATGAACGCATAAAGGTCATAGCAAGACCAGAAAATAAATTTACTTTTTGTGTGCTTGGTCCTGATAAAACTGCATTAATACCAATCTCATTCATTACTCGACCAAAGCCTTCTAATCCTTTCCATACATTAATTATGTTGCCACTCTTAACTGCAACTAAATTTCTTGGGTCGCCTGATATATCTTTTATTAATTGTGATTGTTTAATTAATTCAGAGTAATCTCCTGTTTGATTAGCTCGTTTAACAGCATCTATCATGTCATTTTTTAAATCGACATTTTGTTGTATTAACTCATTTAAAACTGGTGATACATCTATAGATTCTTCTTGTAATTTTTTCTTTGCAGCAGGTGTAAGGTTCATTATTTCGGCAGGTTTTTTACCCTCTAAACCTACATCTGGCTTCATACCCATAGTCTTGAAAGCTCTAGCAACTCTAGTTCTTGTACTAAGACCCATTGTTAACCAATCATCTACTTCATCTAATGCTTCTATAAGATTGTTTATTTCTGCTTCTATTAGTTTTGGATTCTTAGTTTTATAAGTCTCCATTAGTTTGTCGTTTATCTTTGCAACATTTTCTGTATGCAAAATAATTTCTTGTGTTTCTGCATAAATCTGTTCATCATCTGGAAATTCATCATACAGTTTTGCTTTTAGTTGATGTCTTTCTTTTAATAATTTTGAATTAGCAATACTAATAACATTGTCATCTTTAGGTGTTTTGTTACCTGCAACCAAATCTAAAGCTTTTGCTTTTGTTTCTTGTTGTGATTTTCTTTGTGTTATTGAAGGAAAAGTATTTTCATCTTTTTTCTTTCTTATGCTTGCTGCTAAAAATTCTTGTTGACCTTCTTTTAAATTTGGATTTTTTTCAATAAAACTAGCTTTTTGTGGATTTTTATTAACATCTCCTAAGTCTAATTTTTTATTTGGAGTTTTATTTAAAACAGTATTTACTTGATCTTTGTATGTTATGTCTGCGGGAATCTCTATAACTAATCCTTTTGTATTAGAAGGTGATGCTGTAGCACTACCTGTTTTTTCAGTAACAAAAGCTTTTACTTTTTTATGTAGTTCTGCACCATGTTTTCTGATTTCTGCTTCTGTAAAACCTTGACTTATAAATGTTTGTAATATTTTTCTTTCTTTATCTATTTTAAATTGAGTATCAGGTGCTTTCTTGCCAAGTCTTAAAGAATATGCCATTTTATCAAAATCAGATTCAAAAATAATTTTGGCACTACCATAATTAGGTTTTGTATTTTTATAAGCAGAAGGCATTACATAAGTTCTTACTTCACCTCCTTCTGTTTGTGGTTTTACTTGTTCACCTGTAGTTTGGCTTTTGATTTCATTTTCAAGATCAGTTTTACTAACTCCTTCACTTTCTAACTTTGTATTAATAGCTTCGTTAGCTTCGTCAATAATTTCTACAGAGTCGTTGATAGTTTTCTTTTCTTTATTAGTCAAACTACTATCAATTTCTTTAATAGTTTTTCCTTTATATTTAGTTACTATATTATCTAAGCCTTCTACTGCACCTTTAAAACTACCTCCAAAAGTAGTACCAAGACCAAGTGATAACCAATATTCTTCTGGTGCTACTTCATCTCCAAGTATATCTCTTAAAAAAGTTTCACTAACACTTAAACCACCTCCAAAAGCAGCACTTCTTCTTATACCTTTCCAACCTTTTGCAGTTACACCAAATGGAATCATTTGTATAAGACCTGCTGATATGGCTTCTGCTTGACTTATTTTGCTATTATCACCTGCTAAATTTTCTCTACCTATTCTTTGTTTTTGTGCATTAATATTTAAACCATAACCAATACTGAATTGTCCAATAAGATAAGACCCTATTCCATAAGGACCAAAACCTAATAGTGGTGCTAAAGCAACATCAGCAGCAATACCACCACTAATTTCAATTCCCATTCCTTTTGCTAGTTTTTCTAACTCAGTTGCATCACTAGCTTTTACGTCTGTAATTGTAAAGTTTTTATTTTCATAAAACTTTCTTATATTTAATAATCCTTTTTGAAATTTATCAGATTCTAAAACATCTCTTGGTATTAAATTATTATTGAATTGATTATATGAATAACCTAATTCTTTTTTCATTAACTTGTTAATGTTTTTTAAATCATTAGGTCTTTCAATAGGTTTATTACTAAAACCCATATCAGAGAATTGATTTCCTTGAAGAAAATCAAACATAGTTAAGTAATTTAATATTGCAGGTGAGACAGAAGCAGCTTTTTCACCTTCGTCTTTAACTGTCATATCTTCAAATATTTTTCTAGTAATACTGAAATCTTGTTCTTTAAAATTAAAAACATCATTTTGATTTAAAAATAAGCTATTAACAGTGTCACTAAAATCAAACTCAGTATTAAAATCTATAAGACTTAGGTTCTCGTTAAATAAACTACTACCAAAATCTGTTTTAAAATTAGTTTCATTTTGATTAGTCGTAAGTTCTTTTTTTTCAGAACTAAACTCTAAATTATTAGTTTGTGTTTGATTGCCAAATTCTAAGTTAGCATCATTATTTGTTTCACTAAATTCTAAATTACTGTCTTTTTTATCTGTATCTGAAAACTGCAAATTTGAATCTGTCATAATTTAAAACCACCCTTCCTTGATAGCACGATCAATAATCCTTAATACATTTTTATCATAATTCGGATTGGTTGCATAATCTTCAGCTTGTAGCATTTTTATTGCTTCTTGAATACTGTTTGCATTTACGATACCCTTCCTACCTAAGAAATCATCATTCCATTGTTTTTTGTATTGCATCATCATTGCTCTGATATTATCAAATGTTTTAAAGTCTGCTTCTTCTACTTGTTCACCTTGACCTCTAAATTCGGTAGTCAGTTTTCTTTCAGACTCACCTCTTGCAACTTCTGAAGGTGTAGCTTGAAGACCTAAAAAGTTATTTTCTGCTGATTGAGTCTTACCAAAACCTGTTTCTTCCATAGCTTGTGCAGCTACAAGTTCGGGATATTTAATACCTATTTCTTTGGCAATATTATAAATAACTTGGAAATTATGTTTTTCTCTAACAGGATTAAATGGGTGATCTTTTTCTGTAATTAATTTATTTATATCAAACTTAGGAGCATTTACTTTGTTCAAATCAGTAATACCTTCTGGAATTACTAAAACATCACCTATTTGAATTTGATCTGTTGTTAGTCCATTTGCTTTCTTAATAGCCTCAACAGAAGTATCTAAGTCATTTGCAATGCCAGATAAAGTATCACCAGACTCTACTTCAAATGTTGTTTTACCACCTTCTGAAAATGCACCAAATTCAAGTCCTTTAAATATATTTTCAGCTTCTTTTTCTCCTTCGTAAGCACTTACATCAAAGAAGAAGTTGTCTTCGTTTTTAAATTCATAATCACCTGATTTAATTTTTCTTATATCTTCCTTGTAATCAGAAATTATTTGTTTGTACGTAGCTTCTTTTTCACTTGGACTAGCATATACTCCTATACTCCATTCATCTAATTTTTTCCTAAAATCTTCATCTAAATCAAATTTTTGTTGAACATATTGACCTTTAACTTCAAGAGTAAATAATCCTCTTTGACTTAAAACTTTATCTCCTTGTTTTATAAGTCTTTTTAATTCTGGTCTTGATTCAAACAAACCTTTATTACTATTCTTATCAACATAACTAAATAATCTATTGAAATTATCTATATCTTCTTTTGTTGCTGCGGGACCTAAACTTTCCATAAAACCATATAAAGTTGTCTTTGCTGTCTGTTTATCTTTAAATTCACCATTGTTATATCTTTTGTGAAAGTTTAACCACCAAGCATCTACGTTATAATTTAAGTCTGCGTATGATTCTTTTATGAAATCAATTTGCTCTGGAAAATCATTTGTTAAAGAACTTATGATGTTTGCATTTTTTTTAATAACTTCAAAACTTTTAGTATTGTAATCAAGTTGAGAAAGTCTATTATTTATTTCTTCTTGTTCTGATAGTTCTGCAAATTTAACTTCTTCTTCTTTTTTATCATTTATAACTTTAAAAACTTCTTTTAGCATTACATTAAAACTACCATCTTTATCTGTAAAATCACCTAATCTAGTTTGTTGTGGTCCTACTTTTAACTCTTTTACAAAGTCAATAAGATTATATATTTCTGCTTCTGCTTCAATCCAATCTAATTCACCATCTTCATACTCACTAATAATTGTATTAATATTATTTTTTGTATAATCAACAATTTTACTAGGTGATACGCTGTCTGTTAAACCATAAGAAACCATATCATTAATATTATTTTGAACATTATTTAACTTGACAAATTTATCATTTATATTGTCATTATCTTCGTTAATACTTCTGAAGTTTATAAGTATAGAATCACTAAAACTATTTTCAAATATACCAATTTTTTGTTCTGATCTTTTTTCTTCGTGATCTTTAAAAACTTCTTGTAGAGCTAAGTTTTGACTTGGAAAAAAATATTCATTTAATATTTCTGGTCTTATACCTTTTGTGTCTGTTAATTGTGTTGTATTAAATTCTGATAATGCTTGCTCAAATTCTTTTGACCCAACACCAAATTGACTTAATGGCATAGGAACTACACCATTTTCAGTTTCAAATTGAACAACGTATTTATCAAAAAAATCTTTAGTTTTTGCTTTTGATGAATTACCTAAATTTATTGCTAGTTGTTTTTCTATTCCATACTGTGTGTATATATTTCCACCGATAAAATTTCTAGCAAATCTTTTACCTTCTTTTTTTTCTAATTCTTTTTTTATTTTGTTTATTTCTTTAGGAGTAGAACTTAAGATTTGATTTTGACCCTCTAGTACACCTTGTTGTTTTGCTTTATCAATTTGAAAGTTAACAAATTTTTGTAATGTAGGGTTGATGTCTGATAAGGTTTCAGCCAAACCCATCAAGCCAGTTTTAGGTAAAACATCTACAGGTTGAACAAAAGTTTCTACAGGAGTTCTAGAGCTTTGACCTGCTGTACTTTGAAATTGTGTAGTGCCTACTTGTAAAACCATAATTAACTAGTTGGAAGTGCATTAAAGTACATACCGACACCTTGAGTGCCGATATTTAATAAAGTCTGACCTAGAGTTGGTATAGCATTATAAGCTTCATTAATACTGCTTTGTAGTTGGTTTCTTCTGCTTGCAAACTGTGATTCTGTCTGTTGAATATTAAAGATATATTGTCTTTGCATTGATTCTATACTTTGATTTACTTTCTCTCTATAGTTAGCAGCTTGTCTATCTTGATCCATTAATAATAATCCTATAGTTGCACCTGCTTGTTCTGATGCTACTATAGCTCTCTTAGCTTGCAAAGCATCAATAGTTTTTGCAAACTTATCTTGTGCTGCAAACTTTTCTTCTTCTGCCTTTCTTTCAGCAAGAGCTAATTGTTTTTGTCTTTTATCTCTTTCTGCTGATTGATTAGCTAGTAATGCTTGGTTATATGTTTGATCTGCCCTTTGTTTTGCAGCAGCCCTACCAATAAAAGCATTAGCAGCAGTAAGACCCAAACCTACATTAAATGCTAACGCTGCACCTGCGGTATTAACACCTCCTAATAATGCAGCACCAACACACATCTAGGCAATCCTCAGAAATTCGTAGAAAGGTTTTTTTTGATAACCATAAGACTCAAGTAGATTATCAACCCATTTTCTGCCTTGTCTTATTAATTGTATTCTATATTTTTTATTATCAAACAAATCATCTGTAGCAACGCACCATATACAACCATCTTTCTGTACTCCACATAGACCTATAGGCTGTCCATCATCATCAGCAATAGTCATATTGGTCTTACTACCTAAGAAGGTATAACTAAGAGCATCTTCTGGACTTAAGCCTGTCTGATACAAAGCTTCAATTTTGTCCATAACTCTCATGTTTTCTACTACATATTTAAAATCTTTAAGGTTTGATTTTCTTAAATATCCCATTAAACTCTTCTACTCCTTATATGGAATGTACCTTCATATTCTGCACTAGCTAAACGTGTAGGTAGGAACGTATCGTTTTTTATATCTATATCTACTCTGTCAGACTTACTCATTATTGGTACTTTAAATGTGCC